GTCCCCTCTCTTAAGTTTTTCTACATAACCTTCTACATCCCCTGCTACATATGAGTAAGTTTCATCATATGGAAACCCACTATCCCAATTCTCATTAGGACTATATGAACCCATAACTGGTCTCATATGTTTTGTCCTTTCACTGAATTGATGATCTGTTTCATTAGCACTTCTTCTCCCTACATACCATATCTTTCTTGATATCTTATATGCTATACTATCTACTAATGCTTCATATTGTCTTCCAGTTAATGCAGCATCACTAGTGGTACCTTTTGTTCTATTATATTCCATTCTTAGATCTATGGGAGACATATTTTGGAACTTTACTTCACGAATCCATTCTTTTAATTTTGATATATTTGGTTTTGATTGTGCAGGTAAAACTTCTCCTTCATAATATTCTGGTAATGGATCTTTATCTTGTCTAACAGTACCTTTTTGAATAATCTCATCATCTGGTTCTTCATACAACCACTCTCTAGGATTACCAGCATTACTTCTTATCCATTCCAATGTTTTATCAAACTGATCAGACTCATCCATAATTTGCTGTGGTACCCAAACAATACCTTTTGGTGTTACTACTCCAAAACCTTTGTAAAGATCATGAACAGGTTCATAACCTTCTTTGTTAAAAAACTGTTTTGTTGCAGTCCACATTTTTTCTACTAATGCTTTTGCATCTTTAGCAATTGGAATAAACTTCATTATGGGATAACAAATACTTCTCTACGATTCTCTATCATTCTTTCCACATCTTCTTGCCACATTCTTTTAGCTTCTCCTACACTCGCAATACCACCAGTTGGTATCTCATCCATTCTGAAAGATGTATTCATAAGATCAATAGCAGTTAGTTTGATGACAGCATCTTTAATATCATCTGGTACTACTGTGTCACCAGCAAACTCTTCACCACCATATCTATATGTAATTCTAACTCTATTCTTTCTTAAAATTGAAAATATAAAACCTCTTAAATGAATTGTACCATACTCATATTCTATATCATACCATTGATCACTTCCTAAAATATTTGACCAAGAAGATGAAGCTCCTTCCCATATTTCTATTTTATCTCCTGCTGAACCATCAAGTTCATATATGTTTCTATGATGTAAAAATACTGGAGTACCCCAACCAAATGTATAAAGTAAAGGTAAACTATGTACCTCTCTTGTAACTTTCGTTGATCTCCATGCATGACCTGTTCTTCTGTCTATTTCTGCTTCCTTCCTATTAATGATTTTTTCAACCTGAGATTTGTTTGGTGTTGTATTAGCAGTGATAGGAATTCTGAGAAAATCAGCAACATCATATACAGTGCAGTATGTCGTAGCCATGATTATTAATAACTGAGTTCGTATATAAATTTACTTAAATACTACTGTCCATTCGGCTGCACCAGTGATATCTGCATATATACCTTCTTCAAATCTTCTATTGATATTCTGGTAATTAGCCACTGCTTCTCCAAATATAGTGAATTCTACTGCTCCACTTGAACCTCCATTCTTCAATACTAGTTTTGCTCCACTAGAACCTGCTTTAGTACAGAATACTGCTACAATAACACCATGAGATGCTTTAATAGCTGTATCGGAATTAAAGGATATTACATTATGATTTAATTCTACCATGAAGTATCTAATCTACTTGTCATATATAAACTTTAAGAAAAAAAAGTCGGCTATTTTGGACTCTAGTAGCCTATGACTAGAAACTCGAATACTTTGTTAGCAATTGATGTACTATTTGCTACTTCTGCAAATACTGCACCTGCTGAACCACCAACGGAATAGAGTTTGATTTTTTGGTTTGTCTTGTCATATTCTACTTTGTATAGTGAATCTGTAAATTCAGGAATCACTGAAACGAGTGTAGAAATTCTTCCCTCTTTTAGGTCAGCTGACACTCCATTTGTTGCATAAGCATCAGAACCACCAGCAGTGACTTTGACCTTATATATTCGCAGTTTTGAAACTAATGCTGCTTGAAAAGATAGTGTTTTTCTTACATTAGCTGCTGTCCAGTCGGATGAACTAACTGTTACTGCCATAGATTTTTATATAGTATCACCTATATAAGTATTAAAATAAAGAAAAAAAGGGAATTTTTTTTAGATTATGATAACCCTGCTCTATTTCTAAAGCTTTATATCTCTAATCTTGCCTTGTGATTTGAAGTGGCGACATACGGTTTCACCCATAGTTCTGAATACACCTTTCTCAACAAATGCATTGTTTACGAATGGGTATGCTGGACTTCTGCGTGTTGCTTCGTAGTATTCTGTTGGAATTGCAATTTGAATTCCGATTCTTGGATATCCATATCCTTCTGCATCAGATGTATCTAATGCGAATAGTCTTCCTACTTCAGATGAATCACTAGCGTTGCTAGGAGCATCTTTGGATGGAATAAATGGAATTCCATAGATTGAGTCAACGTGAATACCTACACCAGTTCCTCGGAAGGTCTGAATACCATTAACATCGATTTGCACCAATGATTCTCCGTAAGGATTTGGAATCCTGACAGAAGGCATATATAGACCTTGAATCTCTGAATAGACTTCGTGTGAACCCAAGAATACGTTTGGATCTTTACCTGCTGCTATTCTAATCTTTCGTAAGAAAGTTCTTAGAGTATCATCAGTAAGAACACCGTTTGTACCAATTGTACCAGATGCACTTTCAACAGTACAGTCGAAATCAGTTCCACTGTCTCTGTCAATTGTTGCGTTTGCTGCCCAAGGATCATACATATTTGCGTGTGAACCACCTAGTGCATCTTCTTCAGCATCGCTGGAGATGATTCTATCTAGGGATTCGAAGTCTTTTGATCCTGTGTTTGCACCACTTGCACCTGCTGCTTCTGCTTCTACGTCAGCTAAGAGCATTCTATTTAGGAATTCTTTGTGTTGTACAGCCATATACAATCGAAGTGAACCAAGTCCACCCCAAATGTCATCTTTTGAGTGTGTTGCTAACCATTCCATAACCTCTGAAGCACTAAATGGTAATTGTGCTGTCTTTGGTCTTACATCAATTTCTTGAAGTGCTGGTTTGATTGTATCTGCAATAACTCCACCTTCCACAGTACCACCTAATGCCGATTGATTGGAATTAGCTGCCAGTGTAGGCTTTGCTGTTATAACCCTCCATCCAGATTTATCCCAAGGATATTTTGGAAGGATGCCAAATGCGTTGGCTTCTAAGTTGAGTTGCGCCCATGCATAAGCCCCATAAATAGCGTTGAAAACGCCAGCTGTGGAGGTTGTGATTGGTGCATCTGCTTTTCTTAGCAGGTTACGATTGTATCCATAATAGAGTGCTTCGAGTTCGTCAATAGTTTTTATTTGAACCATATCTACCACTGTCCGACCTCTTCTTCAGTTGGTTTGTAGTATTTACCTTTCAAGATGTCTCTTGCTACTTGATCTAAACCTTCAAAACCTTGTGAACGTGCATCTTTCAAAATTGGTGAGAAATCTTGTGCAGATTTATCAACATTTTCTAGGGCTGCATTTGGTCTTGGAGTCTCAGTAGAAAAGGTATGTTCAGATTTTTGAACCATTTCTGTTTCTGACTTCTCTTGCATTGAGAGTTTTCCTTGGTCTGCTTGAGGTTTCTTTGCACCATCGACTTCCTTTCTATCAGAATCTAAACCTACTTGTCTAGAGTTTGATTGATAGGTGTCTGGTACTTTAACATCAGCACCTACGTCATCTCCACCTGCATTGCCTTTTGGGCTTAGGGGAAGGTCAGTTGGTTTTTCTAATGCTTTAAGTCTGCCGTCAAATTTACCAATTGTCTCTGAAACACTTTTTTGTGTCTCTGCTAGAGATTGGACAACATCAGTTAAAGTATCAAGACTAGATTTGACTGTTGAAAATGCTTTCTCGGTCTCTTCTCGTTCTGATTCTTTTTCTTCTTTGTCCTCTTCAGAAGCTTGTACTGCTTCTTTAGGCACTTCTTTGGAATCTTCTTCGTGAGCCATGTTATTGTATATTCTTTATATAAGGAGTATATAAGTATTGTTTATTCTACAGGTTTTACAGATGATTCATCACCACGTTCTAAATCACCAGTTTTTTTATTACCATCTTCTGTCACGTAGCCTGATTTTTTCTCTTCATCATACATAACATCTTTTTCTTTCTTTGGTCTTTTACCCATTTGTGATAAAAGTCTGCCTAATGCATTTGTTGCTTTTTTAAATTCTTCTAATTTTTCATCATCTTTCACTTCAGTAATCTGATGAGACTGTCCACTACCCTGTACAGAACCATGGTCATGTCCTAATCCTCTTTGTCCTGCACCTATCATATTCTCTTCAGTTTTAGTAGTCATTATTGTAACTTTTAATTTAGCCATTTTAGCTTTACTTTTTAACTCCTCAGAATCTTTCTTTAATCTAGAATCTGCATTGATAGGTAAATCCTTCTCAGTGGGGTTATCATCCTTACCTTCTACTTTTGGCTGTGGTAATCCTTGACCTACCCAAGTTTCTCTACCTGTATTTTGATTATACATACCATGTTGATCTCCTTGTGTATTAGAATGATCATATTTGACAACTCCATGTTCTGCAAGTGTTTTACCACAAGCACTACATACTTTATTCAATTCTTCCTTAGTAGCAAAAAACTCTAATCCATTCTTTTCAAGTGATTCTAAATTACCTTCATTAACTGCCTTTTCTAATTTATGCTGAATAGCACCACAGAAGGCTGCTGGATCATCTTTATCTTGATTTACTGATTCACAGTGATCAAATTCTCCTTTACCACCTTTACCATCTGGTATTGGTTTTGTTATATTATCAGTTTTTTGTGATTCTTCTCTGACAAATTGTTTTCTGTCACATTCTGGACATAAATCTTCACCTGTTTTATGATCAGTTCCTGCCATACTAAACCATTTTTCAGGATCATCTTTAGATTGTGCTTCAACTATACCACCAGTTTTTCCACAGTTAGGACATGGTTTTGTTGATCTTGATTTTATTCCTCTTTCTTCTAATAATTTTTTTGTATTTTCTGCTTCTGGATGTCCTAATTCTGCAAGTGCTTCTGCTGTTTGTTTCTTTTGTGCAACATCATCATCTTTATGGTCTATTCTAACTTTACCAACATAACATCCAAACTTACTACATTTGATAACCATTTTACCATCTCTCTCTTCTGTAGTTCCTTGAACCATTGCTTTTGCCAGTGGGTTATGGTCTGTAATCAATGCTAATGGTACAGCAGGATCAGCACATACTGCTACCTCATAATGTTCAAGTTCCTTTAAAGAATATGCAACAGAACCATCTTTCATTCTAATAGGATCTCTATCAGCTTTAGTTGCTCCACCAAATGATAATCCTTTGTATTCTCCCTTTATGATCTTTTGCCAAATCTCATTATCTAATTCATAATTTTTGTATATTTTACCAGTAATTTTAATTGCAGGATATTCAACTCCTTCTTTTGTCTTGTAAACTGTTTTTGAATAGTTTATACCTTTACCAACAACTCTATTTGAATGAGTATCAGTAATAGGTGCGCCCCTATCCATCCAGAGAGGTAACACTTTAATCAATTCATCTACTATTGTAATCTCGCCTTGTTTATCTTTAACCTGAACAGTGAGATAACCCTCAAAGAATCTATCATCACCATGAATCGGATGTAAGCTTTTTGTTACAAGACCGTTAAAGAATAGTTCGTCTGCCATGATAATCTATAATGTGTATCGTATATAAATATTAAGAAAAAAGGGAAGAAGGTTGGTAAAATAATACCTACTTGTTTAATCCTTTTTTGCTTTAGTAACAGCAAAATCAGCTGCAAAACCAGTTGTCAAACCTATCAAGGCTAAACCAATTTCGCCAACACCCTCTACAGATATTGCTTGCGATACTCCTAACGCTGCAAAGGTAGAGATGATTAAAGCACCTGCGAGTTTCCTTGCCGAGTAAGAATCCTCACTATGTAGGTATCCTCTCAAAGTGTTTAATCCTGCACCAACTACTGCTGCTACAACAGTTATTAATACTGGATCGACCATAGTTGTTTCGCAGTACAGGTGTATTTAAACTTTTATGTTAATATTAGGAATGAATCTAGGAACTCTTTCACCCAATTACAGTGGCTCTTTTTACTTTCTTTTACTTTTACCATTTTTACCCCACTCATGTGCTTCTCTAGAAATAGATAAACCAGTAATAAACGTAGCTGAAATGAATGCTATAACAAGCATAGCTTCAAAAGATAAACCTATATCATAAATAGACTCAGCAGCATTACCACCAACTAAAGGAGAGAAAAATGATATACCAAAATTACCCCCAATTCTAGCTATTGGTTTAATAATACTCATATAACTAAGTTATATAGTAGGTATATAAGTTTATTCGCGTGGGATGAGAAACTTTTCTTTAATCATTCCTAATAGAATCTTAGGATTTTTAAGAACCATATATGTGAATTCAGAGTCACCAAATGCATTACCATTAAACTTACCACAGGCATAACATAAATCTATCTCATGCGCACCATCTGTATAACAATACATTTTTTTACCACATTTACACTTCATAATTTCTCATAGAAGGGTTAATTAATAAGTATTTTGTATATTAACTATGGCTACATCTATATACGTATATCAAAACATGGCTGAGTTCAAAAAAAAGTATGGCGATAAAATTTACTCGCAAGAGTTTTGCACCGACATACTCGATATGTATATTGCCGAAGGCGAAAAATTGTGGGTGGTTACCGACATCATTAAAGAAGTATCAAGACCACAACTTAACCGTACAATAGTACATTTCTTTGCTAATGAAGTTAAAGAATACTTGACAGGAAAAGAAAAACTAGTATTATATGAGAAGATTCAATTCAATCCTAAGAAAGAAAGGATAGAGTTCTTCCCTAAGAAATTAAGATCATGTGATCTCTTCTTTAGAATAGGAAGATACTATGGAGATACACTAACTAAACCGAAAAAGATAGATTACGCTAAAAGATTTTATGATTTTACATCAAATAGAATAAATTTAGTTCTAGAATAATTATTTTCTATGTGATTGTGGATTACTCATTAGTATAGCCCAGTCTTTACCTAATTTTCTTTTCATACTCTTCCAAAATGGATCAGCACCAAACATACCACCATCTTTATTGTACTTTTTTGTTACATCTGCTATACGTCTATGACATGGACTACAGAATCTACCGTTAATTTGTTCAATATGAAACTTATATTCACCACAAAAGAAGCATAAACCGTACATTTTCTCAGAAACTTTAGCTAAAAGTGGTTCTCTACCACGTTTTCCTGCACAATCTCCACATATATCAGCTATAGTTGCACTAGTTGCATCAACTTTTAGACAGTTAAGACATACAGCTTCCTTATAATTACTAACTTTAGTGTACTCATTCTTCTGATGTTTCTCCCAAAGCTTCTTACCAACATAAGTACCACCTGTGTCAACAGGTAATTTTGTTGCCATTATTTATCAGCCAACTGTATTTTCTTCAAAGCATCCTGTAATATAACATATACATTGTTAGCAGCATATTCATCTAACGGTGTACTGTTGATATATATACCTATTTCATTCCATGTTTGTGTTACATCAATCATTCTCTCTACTTTAGTTGTGATACTTGTACTTACTTTTATTTCTTTCTTAATAACATCTTTATGTTCGTGTTTTTTGTCACCACCTATATGTTTATGTGTAGTACCATCTTCATGTGTATGTTCTATTTCTTTAGCTTTACTATTCTTTTTGTTCATCTTCCCACCTCCTCATATTATCAAATTCTTGCTTAACTAAATCCCTAGCACTTCTAACAGTCATATGTGCATCTTTACGTAATTGTGCGATTGTTTTCGATTTTGTCCAGCCAAAATCAACGGATGTCTGTAAGACGTTCTTTACAACATTATAGTTGTCAGGTGTAATGCCATCAGGGTAGGCTTTTTGGCTCAAACTTGTACCAGAACCACTTGCTGGGTGTCCTTGCCCAACACCTCCAACATCACTTGGTAATCTTCGGCTAGGTTCACCTTCAAAGTCCTGTGTGTCTTCTTCAGGTGCAGCTGTACCTCTACCTCTTCCTTGTTTCTGTTGTGCATCCATTCCTATCATATCAGCAGCATTAAATGCAGTATCTTTCGAAACCTTAAACTCACCAGTATGTGTTCTTGTAATATCAAAGCCCATTGCTTGCATGGCTTGCATATTTTGTATCTCAACACCTTCTATCTGTAAGTCTCTTAGTTTATCTGTTTCTTCTCCTGTCTTTAATCTTAATTCCCAATCTTCTATATTAAGCATCTTTGCTATCTTTCTGAAAAATGCTTTCATTAAAATGTCTTGTCCCCATTTAACTGCTCTATTGGTAATGGTTACTTGCAATCCTTCTTGCGACCAACCAGAAGGTAGTTCACCAAAGTATAAAGGCAAAACACCATATACTGCACCAATAATCATTCTAAGTTCTTTTCTTATATTAATAAATTCTAATTCTTTAAGCGAGCCAGTAAAGTCAAGCCATTGTGCCATATTCTTACTTCCTTTATCACTCTCAACAAGTAGTGGGTGTATCATATATGGATCTTCTTGTGCTTTCTGCTCTAATACATCCATGGACTTTCTGAATGTCTCATAGTTACGTGAAGCAATAACAAGTAAACCTCTTGGTGGTCTCATCTTATCAAAGTATTTTCTTACATATTCATCCATATGAGATAAAGACATTGCCTTACTCCATACAGAGTAGATTGGCGAATAACCGTAAATTAAGCTTGGTTTGTATTTACCTGCTTTCCATATAACTTCACCTTCACCATATATAACACGTTTTGGCTGTGGAATTCCTATTGAATATACAGAGTTAACTTCTATAACTGCTTTAAGTGCTTCAGCACCACAACGGTCACATACTGCTGCACTTAGTCTTTTATCTCTATGTTCAAATCGTGGGCATACAAATATTTGGTTACGTTTATCATCATAACCAACTCTTCCGTCAGAGTCAGCAATCATTGCCACCTGTGGTGGATCTATACGTAAGAATTCTTTTATTTCTGTTCTATCATGGTTTATTCTGTTTGTAGTGTCATCTATGTAATAGTTCTTCAGACATAGTAGATATGCGTTATCAGCTATCTCTAAGTCACGTTCAAGTTGGCGAGATACATCTTCTAAGTTCTGTTCATTTCCATTAATAGGGTTTTCTAGTAAGTCTTCTAATTTCTTTCTATGTTCTGGCTGTGGTCTTAATAGTTCAGTTGAACCACAAGTATCACACTGGAGATTAGCTTGTTCTGTTTGTTTATTGACTAATGCTTTACGTTTTGGTATATAGTTAGCTTCATTATCCTGATTAGATGCAAATGGTTGGTCATCTGGTTTGTCTCCTACTGTTGGTTCATATTGGAACTCTTTGCTGCAATTTGCACATTTATATTTGTATTTCTCTACTACTTCAAATCCATTCTTAAACATCTCACGGTTAAGTGTCTCAATTGGTATTCTTAATGCATCTATATTATCTGCTAACTCATATATCATTATTAGAGGAAATGGGAATATTGGAAGTTTTGCACCTGTATCGGTACTCATATATGGTTGTGCTATACTTGGTCTTGTAGTTGATTCAGTATATCCCTTCGTGACGTTACCTCTACCTAAAACTTTACCTATTGTATCACGAAAACCCATATATGTTTCATATAACAGTCACTTATAAACTTTGTCGAAAAACGTTATCTTTATGTAAAAGATTTGTAAAGATAATTTGTACTGGTAGTGTGAGTTTGCATACCGTTTAACGGAGGACTGGAGTAACTAACCAGCCAGTACCAAACATTATAAATAGGGAGTATTAAAAATAATTTATGGAATACAATGATGATGAGTATGAAGGTGTAGCAAACGCCTGTGAGTTTGCATTATTAAGTATTAGAAATGGTGTAATACCTCCAGTTGATATGATAAGAAATAAGGATGAATTAGAAACATTCCTTGGTACATTATCTGGTATAATGGCAGGATGGGGAATGATTATAAAAGAGAAAGATGAAAAGTTATATAAGAAATTATTAAGTTCATTAGAGAAGATGGCTCTTAAACATGGTTGAATTAAATGTTAAGGACTTTAATGAGATACTTAATTGGTTCACTTTAAAATATGGTAGAAAAGAAGCAGAGGAAATACCACGCCAAGCATATAAAACATTCTGGAAACTTACATTCCTTGTTGAAGATGCATTAGAAGAAGCA